CGTGCAGTCTCGTATCAAGAGCGTGGTTGTGTGGGACTACCTGACGGACGAAGAATCGTGGTTCGTTCTGGACTCCGGTCTGGCAAAGATGCACCTGTTGTGGATTGATCGCGAGCCGCTTGAGTTCGCGATGGATCCGGCCAGCGACTTCCGGCTTGAGGCGCGCTATCGAGGATATATGCGCTACAGCTATGGATGGTCTGACTGGAGAGGCGTCTACGGCCACAACGTCTAGTTAATCTACGGGGAGGGGCTTCGGCCTCTCCCCCCCACATAAGTAAATTGCGGGCGGGCCTTCCTCTGGCTACCCGCAGGAGGATAACATGAGTTTCACTACATCTGGTATGGTCAATGCGCTTGGTGGTGTTCCGTTGCTGCCGGGCCTTCCGTTTAGCTCCAAGTCGAAGTACTACTTCGTTGAGCCTGCGAACGGAAGCGACAACAACGACGGGCTGACGCCGGCGACCGCGTTGGCAAGCATCTCGGCGGCGGAAGACAAGTGTGTGGCGAACCAGCACGACACGGTTCTCTACCTGGCTGGAAGCTCTGGCACGAACCTGACCGCGGCGCTGACGTGGGACAAGAACTACACGCATCTCATCGGTATCTGCGCTCCTACGATGGTGGGGCAGCGCGCGCGCATCTTCCAGACCTCTACACTGACTGGCGCAAGTCCCTTGCTGAACATCACCGCGAGTGGTTGTATCTTCAAGAACTTCTACTTGTTCCAGGGCGTTGACGATGCTACGAGCTTGATTAACGTGCAGGTGACTGGCGGGCGCAACTACTTCGAGAACGTACACTTCGCCGGCGGCGGACACGCGACACAGGCTATCGACGGCGGGGCGTCATTGAAGATCAATGGCGGTGAGGAAAACACCTTCGTCGGATGCACTATCGGCGTGGACACCGTGGCTGCTGCGACAGGCATGGCCGGCGTGGTGTTCGACGGTGCCGGGCCTCGCACCATCTTCAAGGATTGCCACTTCACCATGTACGCGGGACACGCGGGCGCGAAGTTCGTTGAAATTGCGGACTCTGCCGGCTTTGACCGCTACATCATCTTCAAAGACTGCCTGTTCCTGAATGATGCGACTGGCTACACCATGACGGAAGGTATCACGGTGCCGGCTGGTATGGGTAGCGCGACACACCGTATCGTTTTGCAGAACTGCGCCTTCCTTGGCGTTGGTGACATCGAAGACAATGACCGCGGCATTGTGTACACGGCCTCTGGCACGTTCACGGCTGGTGGTAACAGTTGCTTAATGGAAGCGGTAGCCGCAACTTAATCTAATTGGGGGGCGAAAGCCCCCCCTTCCACCTGGGGGGGATAGATGTTCTGGCAACTCGCATACGGGAAAGAGTATCAGCCGAAATGGTACTTGAACGGGTTTCCGAAGGCCGGGCTACACCTTCTTGACCAAATGGTCATGTCCATCTCAAAGCCTGTCCCGCCGGCGTTTACGCATGGCGGCCACTGGGCCGGGACGTATAAGTTCAACTCGTGGACGAACCAGCCAAAAGACATTGAGTATGTGCTGCGAGGCGTGTCCAGACTGCAGCCCGGCACGTTCGTGAAGGGACATGCGGGGTGGTCACTGGATTTTCAGGACTTTGCTTTCTATCTTGGCGTTGCGATGGTATTCATTTATCGTGACCTTCGAGATGTAGCAGTCAGTCAGGCCCATCACATACTTAGCACAGATGACGTGAATTTCCGGCATCCGGCGAAGGCAACATACCGGGCGTTAGGTGGATTCGATGAAGTGCTGAAAGCGGTCATCGAAGGGCTTGGCCCGTTCCCTGGGATAACAGAGCGTTGGGAGCTTTTTGCTCCCTGGCTTGAAGTGGGATGGGTGCATAAGGTTAAGTTTGAGGAGCTTCTCGAAGAAAGAGAAAAACACGCTGTTGAGATGCTTAACTACGCCCTGCACAGAACGGTAGATGTATATGACATGGGCCTCAAGGCAGATACAGACCTTTTCGGTACGGTGGCGCAGAGAATGGTGGATGCGAGCAAGAATCCACACATGTCTCCCACATTCCGAAAAGGGAAAACTGGTGGATGGAAGGACGCGTTCACCGATGAGCACAAAGAGTTGTTCAAGATGCTGGACAATGGCTGGCTGGTGAGACTTGGGTACGAGGAAGATGATAGCTGGTAGGGAGGAGAGAGATGGATACATATATCGCCGTTAAGCCGATCCTTCACATGGGAACTGGCGCATCGTGGAGTCCTGGGGCTGTGGTTCCGATTCACACTGTGGGAAAAGACTTGGCAAAGGCGTGGCTTGATGAGGGAATTGTGGTCAAAGATGAGCCGACTGAGGAAACGCCGGTCAAAGAGGTTGCAGAACCGAAGAAGCGTGGCCGGCCACGTAAAGAGGTGAAGAATGATTCAACTACTGAGGCTTGATGCTATCACGACCACCGGGTCTGATGGCTCCGCGACAGGATCATATACAACGCCGGGGCCGGTGACGGGCAAGGTGCTGGGCGTGCATATCGACTACAGCACAGCACAGGCGGCCACTACAGATGTGACGATTGCCACGGTACACGCTCCGGTGACAACTATTCTGACTGTCACAGACAACAAAACGGACGGATGGTACTACCCGCGACACCAGGTACACGACAGCACAGGGACGGCTCTCACGCTGGATGGCACACGCATTATGGTAGAGCCTGTGGCAATTGAGGATCAGGTGACGGTGAGCGTGGCGCAGGCAGACAACACGGAAACGGTGACGGTGTCGCTCGTAATCGAGGTGTAGCATGGCTATGACCTACAGTGCTGCGTTGTCTACGGACAAAGACAAGGTGCGCTTCTATCTACAGGACACCACAAATGACGATGGGCCGAAGCCGGGCGATGAGAACTTTTCTGACGCGGAAATCGAAGGGCTTGTCAGCATCGAGGGGTCATGGCAGCGGGCGGTTGCGGCAGGACTGGAGATACTTGCGAACGCATGGCGGAAGTATCCCAGCTACAAGTCCGATGATATGTCGATGAGCGCCAGTGACATCGCAGATGGATATGCCGCAGACGCGAAAACATGGCGAGCGAAGTATGGGAATACGGGTTCTGCATCAAGAGCCGGCAGCCGTGCGGTGACACGCGTAGACGGCTACTCAGATGATTTGGACAATGTGACAGACTGATGCCAAGAAGCGTGACGAGCAAACAACTTACGCAGATGCGTTCATTCGCGTCGCGCAGGATGAAGACGACCTGCACGGTGAAGCCGGTGACGAACACGACAACGAGTCATGGCGGCACCGCGTACACGTGGGGCGACGGCACGGCGACGGTGTGCGACATCTATCCGGGGCTACAGTCGTCTGGCCGGTCGCTTGTTGTGAGAGATGAGCTTGGCGACCAACTGCTGACGAAGGTGTACTGGACGGTGATTCTCCCCTACAACACCACCGTGTCAATGAATGACAAGATCGAGGTGGGTTCACAGTCTTTTCGTGTGGTGGGGTTCCCGGACGACCAGTCGTTTCTCGTGCAACTGAACCTTGTCTGCGAGGAAATCCAGACGTGAGTGTGGAAATCAAGATAGTCTACAACAACTTTCCACACATCCGCAAGGCAGCGCAGCCAGGGACGCGGGCAATTGTGCTCAAGTACTCACGGCTAGTTCACACGGACATCATCGCCCAGATGCAACAGCCGAAACATGGCCGGGTATACCGAAGTAGGAAAGGCGTGCAGAAGTGGCACCGAGCCTCTGCGCCAGGGCAAGCGCCGGCGATTGACACAGAGAGCTACATGCGGTCTATCGGGAACAAGTGGGCCGGGCGGTACTCTCGAATTGTCTACACCAATGACCCGCGTGGGCCGATGTTCAATCGTGGCACATCAAAGATGTTGCCAAGGCCACACTTCGCGCCGGCGGCAAGGAAGTATCGCCGGCAGTTCAACAGTGAGATGAAGCGGTTCCTGAGAAGGATGAACAAGTGACGCTATCTGCACTTAAGACCACTATCAAGTCTACCCTGACAGACGATGAGACGCTTGCGGCGCTGAACGAGGGCGGCGTATTCGACAAGCTGGCTCCTGATGGAACCAGCACGCCATACATCACATATCGCATTGTTGAGTGGCAAGACGACTATACCATGGGCGCTCAAATACTCACCGGATATCGGGTAGATATTTCATGTTGGACGGAAGACCT